TTTTAGCTATTAAATACCTATTTATTTAACACATTGAGAAAATGTAAATTAGTATTTAATAAAATAGATGTAAGCACTTGCTACGATTGAATTTTGAGAATGTTAGTTTTATTTAACAGAATATAAGATATGTTAAATATACGAGGGTGTTAGAGACTGAAAAACCCCCCCCTACATCATAAAAATTTAGCCCCCACTACTTACTAAAAAGAAAGGACCCTCCTAGATGAATACCCCAAAGGACAGACCGGACCGGAGCGGTCCTCACAGAGTTGCTTTTGAAAAGAATAAAAATATTATTCTCAAAACAAGAAATACTTGTGGGATTTGTGGACTACCAGTTGACAAATCCTTGAGGTACCCACATCCATTAAGTCCGGTCATTGACCACATTATTCCAATCAATCGCAACGGTCATCCATCAGATATTCAAAACTTGCAGTTAGCCCACTGGCAATGCAACAGACAGAAGTCTGATAAGTTATATGCTGACGATAGGTCAGCCAATGCTACTGTTGTAGGAAATCGCAACCTGCCACAGTCAAGAGATTGGACAAAGTACAGAGCTTGAAGAAGCCAAAAAAGAAAAATTATATTATTTTTTAAAAATATCAAAAATAATAAGGAATGCTTAGAATTTAAAAAAATAACAGATATGTGTGAAGTAAGTCCTAGTTAAGGATAGGGGGGGTGTCCCCCTCCCACTAGGCGCTCGAGGGCTTCACGCCGTCACTGTACATTTTTTCTCGCGCCAAATCATCACAAGAAAGGAGAACGGTTTGGAACTAAGAGGAATTGACTATCTCAGGAGGAAGTTGACTCTCTATCAAGGGAGAGTTAATCTGAGATATAAACATTATGCGATGCAGCATCATGAATCGCCACTAGGGATCACAATTCCTGCACATATTCGAGTTAAATATAAGTCTGTACTTGGATGGGCAACTAAAGGTGTTGATAGTCTTGCAGATCGTTTGATTTTCAGAGAATTTGCAAATGATGATTTTGAAGTTATGGAGATCTTCAATCGCAATAATCCTGATATTTTCTTTGATAGTGCAATTTTGGCAGCATTAATAGGGTCTTGTAGTTTCATCTATATTTCTAAAGGTGAAGATGAAGAAGTGAGATTACAAGTTATTGAAGCTAGCAACGCTACTGGAGTTATTGACCCTATTACAGGTTTGTTGCTTGAAGGATATGCTGTTTTAGCTCGTGATGATTATAATCAACCAACGCTTGAAGCGTATTTTGAACCAAATGCAACCCATTTTATTCCTAGAAATGGCACTCCATATTCAGTTGTAAATGAAACTGGTATTCCGTTGCTTGTTCCTGTTATTCATCGTCCAGATGCTGTTCGTCCTTTTGGACGCTCACGAATTACTAGAGCGGGAATGTATTATCAGAAATACGCTAAACGGACTTTAGAGCGAGCTGATATTACGGCAGAATTCTACTCTTGGCCACAGAAATACATTATCGGACTAGATCCAGATGCTGAACCGTTAGAAAAGTGGAAAGCAACAGTTTCGAGTTTGTTGACGATTTCAGCTAGTGACAATGGTGAGAAACCAAGTATTGGACAATTTACTACAGCAAGTATGTCTCCATTTACAGAACAGTTAAGAACAGCTGCTGCTGGATTTGCTGGGGAAATGGGATTGACCTTAGATGACCTTGGTTTTGTTTCAGATAATCCATCGTCTGTGGAAGCTATCAAGGCAAGTCACGAGAATCTTCGTCTTGCTGGTCGAAAGGCTCAGCGGTCACTTGGTGCTGGATTGCTAAATGTGGCTTATGTTGCTGCTTGTTTGAGAGATGATTTTCATTATGCAAGAAGTCAATTCGTAAGAACTACAGTCAAATGGGAACCATTATTTGAAGCGGATGCGAATACAATGACTATGATTGGCGATGGTGTTGTGAAGCTAAATCAGGCATTACCTGGATACATCAATGCAGAAACAATTCGTGACCTTACTGGTATTGCTGGAGATATGTCTGCTAAACCAGTGGTAAACGAGGGTGGTCCAAATGGAGAATGATGTTTTACCTGGTATCTTGCAAGAGGTTCAGGAGAGGTTTGAACGAGATTTTGGAAAGAGTGAGATTGTCAGAAATGCTTTTGCTACATTGAAGGCAAAAAAAGCCACTTACAAAACAGCAAATGAGTTCGCGATTGAAATTGGTGAAATTCTTTCTAAGGCTCTAGGAGCTTCTATAAGCGCTGATAAACTACCAAACGGTAAAATGTATTACAATATCGCCCATCGCTTGCTGACGGACGTGCTAGGACGAAATCACGAGCTTGTAAGTGGTTATGCTAGCGATGTTCAGAAGAATTTAAATGATAAAGCAAAAATCGGTTTGAAAGTTCAAGATCCTGAATTAAATCTGGATCGAGTAGCTGGTATTGTCAATCGTTTTTCATCTGAGGAGAATTTTGAGGATGTCAGTTGGTTGCTCGGTGAACCTATTGTGAAATTCACTCAATCAATCATTGATGATAGCATTCGTAAGAATGCGGAGTTTCATTACAAGGCAGGATTGCAACCTGAGATTATTAGAAAATCTTTTTTTCATTGCTGTGAGTGGTGTCAAGAAGTTCAAGGGAATTATAAATATCCAAGAGTTCCGAAGGACGTTTATAGAAGACATCAGCATTGTCGTTGTATTTTAGACTATGATCCTAAAAACGGAAAAACTCAAAATGTTTGGACGAAGAAATGGAGTAAGGAAGATAGTAACTCTCGCAAAGAGGAGCGAATTAAACAACAAAAACAGTACACTGAAAAAAATATTGAAAAAAAGGAATCTGAGTTCAAAAACAGACAATTGCTCCATTATAAAAACGAGGCTATTGATGCTATTAAGAAAACAGATATGTCCAAAAAAGTTGGGTCGGACAATTATAAGAAATTTATAGATATTTTTGATACAATTAAAGATGAAAATACGTTAAAGTTGTACCAAAAATTAGGATCAAAAATAGAGTACGAGAAACTTGGTAAAACAGGAAATTTTGCTGAGAAAAATCGTGTACAACTTAACCAAAGCGCTTTTGATGGGAAGGTAGTAAAAACTTTAAACAAATACTGGGCTAAACCAATGTCAACTACATTTCACGAAAACGGCCACGCTTTGGATTATTTGGGCTTACAAGCTATAACCAAAGGGGAAAAAGTTGTTATCGGAGAAAAGAAGGTACGACTATTTGGAGAAACCACAAATGTTTCAGTGTATGCAACTCACAGTTCTCATTTACCTCAGTACAATCTGAGAGAAACAATTAGAGAAGATTTGTGGAGACGTATTAACGGAGACTTGCCTATGATTAAAGAATTAGGTGAGAATCCAAAACAATCTGAAAAGAATAAAATCATAAAACTTGCAAAAGAGAATCAAAAAAAATTCCAGGAAGAAATGAAGGAGTTATCTAAAGAGAATCCGTCTGCAGTTGCAAATCTTTCAGATATGGTAGAAGCTACAGGGTGGTATAAAGAGCCACAACCGTTTGGATATGGCCATGGCAAGAACTACTGGAAGAAGCCAGGTTCAGCAGAAGCTGAATTTTTCGCTGAGATTTCGGAATTGATAGCAGTTGATCCTGAGGCGTATCAGGTAGTAAAAGAAATATTACCAAATGCAGTAAACGTTTATCATAAAATTGTTAATGATATTTTGAAAGGAGTCTAAAATGTTTCATGTGATCGATGAGGAAGTAAGTCTGAGAGTAGAAATTGCGGAAGCGAAATATTTAATTCACTTTAGAGAACGATTTCCGTCAGATATTTTTTTTGAGGACGAGATAGATTCTGTAATCGCTGAAAAAATTGAAAAGGCGGTTGAAAAATGTATATCTCAAAATAAACCTTATGTTAAACCAGATGGATACGAAGACCGTTTTTATTAAAGTTGCACTCGAAAGGGTGCTTTTCTTATGCTCAGAAAGGAAATTTTGATGAACAAATACAAAAAATTGATAGGATTGATTGAAGATAACAATCTGGAGATACAGTCCTTGAAATGTTACGACCCACAGAGCGCTTGGAATGGTGAGGAGTTATGGATTGTTGATAAGAAAAACAAAAATAAAATTTTTGATTTATCGGTTAACGGTTACTGCTTTCATGACGATTCTGTCGAAAAAGCTATTGAAGAAGTCGAGAAGTATCTATTATTGAAAAAGATGGATACGTTTGATGATTTCAAAAAATGGGTGGAAAAGAATGCTAGACCTCAAGAAAATGCTTAGAAAGGAGTAAATTATCTCCCAGCGACAGGGTTATCATGCGATGACGATTGAAAGGAAATTAGAATGGCAAGGAAGAAACTTGGCAATCAGAATCCTACTCAATCGGTAATTTTAAAATACGTCAAGAAAAATTCAAAAGCTAAAGAAGCGATTGAACTTTACGAGCGGACAGGGCTTTCTTGCTATGCTTGGCAGAAAAATCTGCTATTGCCTTTAATGGCAGTAGATAAAAACGGACTATGGGTACACCAAAAATTTGGCTACTCTATACCTCGTCGTAATGGTAAATCAGAAATCCTCTATATAGCTGAAATTTGGGCGCTTCATAAAGGATTGAACATTCTGCATACAGCGCATAGAATTTCTACATCTCATGCCTCTTTTGAAAAAGTTAAACGATACCTTGAGAAAATGGGGTATGTGGATGGTGAGGATTTCAATTCCATTCGAGCTAAGGGTCAAGAAAGAATTGAGCTATATTCAACAGGTGGTGTTGTCCAATTCCGTACCAGAACATCAAATGGTGGTCTTGGTGAAG